GAATTGGAGTGCAGGTGGAACAATTAACTTCTTAGGTTTAGCAGCGATTAACAGACCACGCTCATCAGTCCAAGCAGCGATTTGAATAACAGCGTTTTCCAACGAAGTTTCATTCAAGTCTGCAGCGACTGTAGGAGTATTGCTGTTTGTACCGCCAGAAACCAAAGAGTGGCTTGTGGAGAACAAAGATTGACCATCACCACCAACATAAGTCTGGTTGAAACCGTTATTAATAACGGCAGCAGCTTTAACTTGTTTGGTGTAAGCCATTGCACGAGCTAATGCCTTTGTATAGCGAGCTGATAAAGAATCGTAGAGGTTGTCTTCGATTGCCTCTTCAGTCAAGCTAAAGCCAAGGGCGATAGTTTCGTGTGAGTAGCGAGCTGTCCATGCTTCTTGCGCATTGTCGTAACCGATGGCTTGGCCTTCGTTCTTGACTGGTGCAGCTGAAAAGCCTGACAGTTTGGTTTCTTCTTCAAAAGAACGCTCAGAAGATTCAGTTTCGTAAATCTCTTTGTGTTCTTCACCGTAGCGAGCATACTCAAGTCCGAACAATGCGTTCAGTCCAGGTAAGAGCTCTTTTAGTAGTTGTGCGCGTGAAATAGCCATTTATAAGCTCCTAATTAAACGCCAGTAGTATTGTTGTAGCTATGGAAGTTTCCGTTCCATGTTACCAATACTTCAGGATAGCCGAGGAAAGTAACTTGAGTACCAGTAGCGATTGTTACAGCTGAACTCAAGGTTACAGTTGTGCCGTTCACGTTTGTTACATATACATAGTTACCGCTATATCCACCAGTACCGCTTGGTGAACTGATTTGCATACCAGCCAGGATTGAACTGTTAGCTGCAGTTAGTGTCAAAGTTGTGCTTGAACCAGAAGTAGAAGCAGTTTGTGTGACAGCAACAACAGTATCAGGAACAACACCAACTACACGCAAAGGAGCAGCTGCTGTTACACGTACGTTACCTGTACCGTTAGATACAACACCACCAGAAACAGAGGTTAAGGAATCACCAGTAGTGGTGGAACCGCCCGCGCCTGACAATGGGTAAACGTTAGTACCGATAAATTGTGGGTTCATATAGCCATTACCTGCGGAGGTATTTGACAATGATGTTCCCTGTGAACCTACTGCTACTTTAAATACTGTGCGTGGATCATCAATTACATAAGCAATTGCGTCGTTAGCAACAGTACCTGTAGGCCAGTATTGAGCTTGAATAGGTTGATTTGTACTTGGATTAGTATAAGAACAACCTACAAAAACGCCAATTGTGCCAGCGATAGGTGTAGTTGGAGAAGATGCGCAAGAATAAGCTCCTGCGATCAATGTACCAGCGGATAGCTGGACGATTTGACCATAAAACAAGTTAGCAGCGTAGCCAGATGCAATAGGGATCATACGAGTTGATCCTGCATATGGTAAACCGCCAATCTCGTTTCTGGCTAATAGTCCGTAAGGACCAGATACTTGTGGGTATGCCATAAGAAACTCCTGATTAATTATTTACCTTTACCAAATGACACTTCAGACCTACCTTCTTTAAAGATTGGCATGCGAGCATCGCTTTGGCGCATTAAATTGTTATCTACAGCCCTTGTCTGAGCATCAGTCTGGTTTTGAACGTATTCATTACGTTGACCAATAAACTCACTAGGGGTCTTGCAAAGTAACAACCCGCCTATCTCAATGTTGTCTTTATAACGACTTTGAGGGTCGACTAGCAGTGCAAACTGTGGTTGCTCTTCAACTCTTACAGGTTCCCATCCCTCGCGCAGCTTTGAAGAAAGATTGCGGGCATCGGATTTGTCTAGTGTTGAAACGCGAATCCATCGATATGCGTATCCAGGTTGCTTATCTGGTTGAGGGAGAAGCTCAGGTTGCTGCCACTGCTTAGGGCGCTCTGCTTGGGTACGATTATCTATTTCTCTTTGTAGTCTGTTTGTTGCCATTTTTAGGCCTCCAATTTACTAAGTTCACGGGCATACTGCTCAGGGGATAAGCCAAACTTTTTAGCCAATGCCACCTGCGTTTTAGTTAACACAATCTTTTTTGAAGACGTGCTACGTTTCGCTGGAGCAACGACCGTACTTAGCTTTGTTGTACGTTGAGGTTTTTCTTCCTCTTCGTTTTTTACTTCAATGTCGTCGAATTCCTCGGGGAATCTACGTTTTACTTCTGTGTTAATACGTTTGAAATATTCATCCGTACCAACAAATGCTCTGCCAAATTTCTCTTCAAGTTCTTCATGAACAAAGACTGCATATTTGCTCATTACCTTCTTGTTTGGGTCTACATACCAAGGATTCTCAGCAACCCATTCAGCAACTTTATCATCCATTTGTGCAACCTGTTTAGGTTGCTTTGTTTGTATTTGTACATCATTTTCTGGATTTTGTACAGTAGGACGATAATTTTTTGCTCTGTCAAGTTTAAGTTGCGCCCGCATCATCTCTTCTTGAGCTTCTGCAAGTGCATCTGAATCGCCCGAATCATAAGCTTCTTTATAACTGCGCTTAGCTTTTTCTACTTCCATCTCAGCAGAACTTTGATAGGTAGAAATTAACTCTTTCTCGCCGTTATGTAGCATGCTTTTTAGACGCTTATTCTCATCTAAAATCTTTTGAGCAGCATTTAAAGCTTCTTGTTGCTCACGCAACGCAGCTTCTTTTGCACGACGCTCATCATGCCAAGCTTTCTTGTATTGTGTAAACTTATCCTTTACGTTTTTGGAATATTCCTTAGACGCATCGGCACTTTCTAGATCCTGCTTAATGTCATCAGGTAAAGGCTCTACATTCCGATCTTCTTTGGGAGTGTCGTCGACGACTTCAATACTTACTGAACCTTCGCCTTCAATCTCAATATCTAGATCTTCGGGTTTACCCTTAGTATCCTCTTCCATTTCATCAGGAAACTTAAATTCATCATCTTTTCTAGCCATGTTTTATCTCCTAGATAAATTTACGCTTGATTCCACGGGGGTCTTGAACTACAGCCTCCACGGAGTCGTCGTTAATAATGCGGAATTCACGGTCATGTATAACTAGACGTGTACCAGCATTTGGACGAACCAGAACAAAATCGCCTTGTTTACACCAAGGACCGCCTGGAAAACGGTCTTTGTCGTTATAGCAATCTGGACCCATAGAAACCACAAATAAGACTGTAGTTAAGAGTTCGTCATGCCGACGGGTCTCATCAGACTTGATAATTCCACTATCATAGGCTTCTTCTGCTTCTGGAATAGCGCAAAGTATCCGATATCCTTGTGGGATAGGGAGTTGTTTGGCTCTATCTTCTGCTTCTTTATTAAGTACTGCACTTAAATCTACTGCCTGGGACAAGTTAAGCCCCGTCTGTTGGTCACTCATCAGAGTTCTCCATTGCTTTGTTAAGGTCGATTATGTAGTTCCGTGCAGTAAGGAGACCTCTCACCTCGCCACACACTTTTTTGTACTCCTCGTAGCTTTTGCAGTTGTCATCTGCCATCGCTTCTTGAAGTTGCAAAACTTTGTCGTCAATATTCTTAATAATGACGTTAAACGCTTTATCTACTAGCATTATTTACCTTTCTTAGGTTGCTCCTTTTGTTGGTTATTAGCCATTTCTCTTTGCTGCTCATGTTGGCGTTTTGCCATTTCTTGTTGGTGTGTAAGTGTCTGAACATGTTTGGCAGCTTCTAAACCTGCCTTTTGTCCTTCTACTTTTTCTTTGGCTTGTGCAGCCATTTTGTCAGCTACCATCTTAGCGGCGGTTTGCGCACCAGCGGTCTGCTGTTGGGCTTGAATCCGTTCACGCTCGATCTGCAACTGTTGTAACTTCAGTTGTGCATCTGTCTGATCTTTAGCAGCTTTACGTTGCTGTTCTGCAGCTTTGAGTTGTAACTCTTGCTGTTGCAACTGGATCAGTGGGTCTTGTGCCTGTTGCTGGGCTTGTTGTTGTTTAGCTTCACCTTGGTGCTGTTGCAATAATTGCTGAGCAGCTTGGGCAGCCATTTGAGAGACTTTAGCTTCCATTTCTGGAGGCATATTAGTTTCTTCGTCATCTTGGTCTTTAGGCATTGGGGGTAACATCTGACCCATCTGTTGTTCCATCTGCTTGCGGTATTCCATAGCTAAATGTTCAGCTACGTGTGCAGACAACGCCGATTGGATGGTTTGCGCCATCTGCGGGTTCTGACTTACCAACTGCATGATGTGCGGATCTTGCGCCGCTGCCATGTGTACAGCAATATGAGC